GATGTCGGCCCGCCCCTTCGCGCGTCCGGCGTTCGACACGCAAGGCGGCCGGGCGATCGGCGCCACGGTGCAGGAGTTGTGGCACGCCATCAAGCGGGCCGTGGGCTCGCGGAGCACGTCCGGCGGTGGGCTGTGACGGTGGAGCAGGCGGTGCTCGAGCGGCTGCTGGCGATTGCTGGCGTGACCGCGATCGTGGCCTCGCGCGTGTTCCTCGGCGCGCTGCCGCAATCGGCCAGGTATCCGGCCACACGTGTGCAGTTGATCGATGACCCGCGCGATCAGCATCTGCGCGGGCTGAACGGGATCGCCACGGCGCGGGTGCAGATCGATCACTACGCTTACGAGGGCGAGGACGACGATCCCTATGGCACGACCGCCACGCTGGCGGACGCCACGATCGGCGATGGCTTCGGTGGGCCGTCCGCGTCCGGGCTCGCGGGCTGGCAAGGAGAGTTCGGCGATCCGCCCGTGCGGTTGCTGAATGCGGTGCCGGTGGACCGGCGACAAGATCGTGACCCGGAATTGGTCCGGGTGATCACGATGCGGCAGGACTTTCTCGTCACCTATCGGGCGTAACTTCACAGGAGAGAACAGGCAATGGCAGAAGTCACTGGAACGTATTACGAGGGCAATGCCGACATCGGCTATGGCAGCGAACTTCTGGTCGGCCAGGACGACGGCTCCCCGGAGACGTTCGTGGCGCTGTCCGATGTTATCGAGGTGAATCTCGGCGGCTTCAACGCGGAGATCATCCCGAAGACCCATCTCCGGAGCCCCGGCCGGGCGCAGGAGAAACTCACCGGCCTCCGTGATTTCGAGAACATCACGGTGCGCTGCAACTACTACCGGTTCCACGGCTCGCACAAGAATGCCGGCGGCGACGGGTTCACCAACGGCGGAATGCGCGCACTGCATCGGCGGCAGGATCAGCGGAACTTCCTCGCGCTGGTCGGCTCGAGCACGCCGCAGGAAGAGATTCCGATCCGTGGCGTGGTGTCGGGCATCACGCAGCCGGTGATCGGGGTGAGCGGTAAGTTGGAGATCACTTACACGATCACGCCGCTCCACGACTACATCGCGGATCTGGACTAAACTCGGCGGCACTATGGCAAATCCGCTGCGAGGAGAAGCCTCGTTCACGCATGGAGGCCGGACGTATCAGTTGCGTCTGAGCCTTCATGCGTGGGCCGTGGCACAGGATGCGTTGACCAAGAACGGCCAGGTGCCGTCCTTCGATGAGATTTCCGATCGCGTGCGGCAGGAATCGATCCTGCACGTGATCGCGATCTTCTACGGGATGCTGCAGGAGAAACACCCGGAGATTCAGACGATGCAGCAAGCCTCGGAAATCCTGCAGGCGTCCGAAGGTGTCGGCGCGATGGCGTTCGCCAAGGCGTTCGGGCTGCAGCGGCCGGACCCGAAGGACGTGCAGGAATTGAAGGAGGCGGAGGCGAAAGCGGACCCTCTCAAGGCTCACCCGAAGCGGAGTGGGACTGGCGCCGTGCCCATCTCCAAGCGCGCAGCATCGGCCTGAGCGAAGCGGAATTCTGGGCGCTGACCCTGCGGGAGTATTACCGCCATCTGGTGGTCTACATCCGGAGCGTGCAGCGGCGGCACGAGCAGTCGGTTTCTCAAGCATGGGTGATCGCGGCGCTGTCTCGGGTGCCGCGCGAGCAGGCACTGCCACCGTTGGCGAAGTTGCTGGGCGGTCGCGCTGTGGCGCAGACACCGGAGGAGCAGCGGGAGATGTGGCACTACATCGCCGACGCGATCGGCTCGAAGGTGCGCAGGCACAAGCCAAGCCGCTACAGGATCATCCGTCCGTCGTTCGGTCAGACGCATGGCGACTGATGTCGTTGGATCGCTCCGGGTTCTCCTCAGTGCCAATACGGCGGAGTTCGACCGTGGTCTGAGCCAGAGCGAAAAGTCCCTCAATAAATTCGTCGGCGGGATCGACAAGGCGATCGGCGGGTTCAAGAACCTTGGCGGGGAAGGCTCCGCCCTCACCGCGTCCCTCGAGAAAATCACCGGCAGTCTATCCGGCGTCACATCGGGCATCGCCGCGCTCGGGCCTGCAGGCGCCGCAGCGGCGGTCGGTGTCGTCGCGGTCAGTGCTGGCTTTGTCGCCATCGCGGGCGCCGCCGTGGCCGCAGGGGCAGCCATCTACAGCGCCACGACCCGCGCCGCCGATCTCGGGGACGAGTTCTTCACGCTGTCGAACAAGACCGGCATCGCCGTCGAGGCATTGTCCGAGCTCAAGTTCGTGGGGCAGCAGGCGGACGTGCCGCTCGAAGCGATCACCGGGTCCATCTTCAAGTTGGGCCAGAACCTGTCGGAAGGCGGCGCGAAAGCCAAGAAAGGACTCGACGCCATCGGCTTGGGGTTCAACGACCTGCGCAAGTTGAGTCCGGACAAAGCCTTCGAGTTGGTCATCAAGGGACTGCACGATATTCCGGACGCGGGACGCCGCGCCGCCGCAGGCATCGCGCTGTTCGGCAAGGGGTTCAAGGAAATCTCGCAGTTGACCCAAGAGGACATGGGCGCCCTGATCGAGCAGGCGAACAAGTTGGGTCTCGTCATGTCCTCGGAGTTCGCCGTCGCGGGCGACCGGTTCAACGATGCGGTCGGCGCCATCGGCGCGCAGATCGATGCCGTGCAGGCCAAGATCGGGGCGGAGTTCCTGCCGGTCGCGATCACCTTCGTGGAAACCTTCGGCGAGAACTTCACGGAAGCCCTGTCCGCCGCCGGGTTCAAGGCCGGAGAGTTCGCGGACCTGTTTGAAAAGGTCGCCGTGTTCATCGGCGGCACACTGCTGCCTGGCCTGACGCTGGCGCTCTCCGCTGCCACTCGCGCGCTGGTCACGTTCTTCGGCGGCGGCGGCATCACGTCGGCGTTCATCGTGGACGCGCTCGCAGGGGTGATCGATCAGGTCAACCGCGTGGTCACGGCGATGTCGTATATCTCGCCCGGCCTGCAGCCTGCGGTCGATGCGCTGAACAAACTGTCCAAGACCGGGCACGAGGCGGCGGCGAACACCGTCAAGGACATCGGCTCGATTGCCGCGCCTATTCTGAAGACGCTGGACGCGGTGGACATCGCGGCGACCCGGACGGCGTTGACGTTCCCCGAGTCACTGGCGAAGGTCCGCAAGGAAATCAAGGAGGCCGCCGATGCAATGCGCGCGGCCAAAGGCGATGCGTCCGGATTCGGGGGCGCGCTCGCCGAGGGCGCAGCGGGCGCGGACAAAGCAGCGGCAGCGGCGAACAAACTGAACGAGGCCCAGCACAAACTCGCCGAAGAGATGCGCAAGGCCGGGATCATGACGCAAGAGGCGATCGCGGTCGGCCTCGAGCCCTTGATCGAAGACCTGAACACAGCGGCACAGGTCAGCGAGCAGCAGCTCCGCGCCACGCTGCAGAAGCAATCCGGCGAGTGGAAGAAACTGGCGGCCGACACGAAAGCGGCTGGCGGCGAAGTCCAGATCGTAATCGGACTCTGGCAGCAGTATGCGGACATGGCGGGCCTGTCCACCGAGGCGATGATCGCCTTCGAGCATTCGCTGCCGATCGTGCCGTTGCAGGAAGTCATCGGGCAGATGCAGGCGTTCGTCCCGGCTGCCGATTACATGGTGGCGCAGCAGACGGCGATCAACGACGCCTTTACCGCATTCGGGTTGAAGTCGCCGCAGGAGTTGGAGAAAGTCGCCAAGGCGGCGGAACACAACTACGCGATCGTGGCGGCGACGGCGGGCGTCACGAAAGATCAGGTCAAGGCCGCGTGGGACCAGATGGTCGCCGCGCAACTCGCCGCGCAGGGCAAGGTTCCGTCCGCGTGGGAGAAGGACATCTTCCCGCGCATCAAGGACGTGGTGGGGCACGTCGCCGACGCCATCCAAGGCTCGTTCAGCCAGATGCTGCTCGGCGCGAAGGGGTTCAAGGACGGTTTCCTCGACATCTGGGAATCGCTCAAAGCGGGTGTGATGAACATCCTGACCCAGATCCTCGCCGACTTCACGAACCGCTTCCTAAAGGGTCTGCTGGGCGCTCTGAGCGGGTCACAGGGCGCCTTTGGGAAAGCATTCGCGGGGCTATTCGGGGGCGGCAGGGGCTCACCGGGGCTGTTTGGGGGCATTCCTGGGCTGGGGGGACTGCTCGGGGGCGGGGCCGCTGCTGTGCCCGTGGGTGTGGGCGTCGAGGCAGGCATCCCGATTGTCGGCGGGGCGGCGGGGTTCGGGACGCCCGTCGCAGGCGGGGCGGCGGGGACATGGGCTGGGGGCGGGGGCGCCGGGGCGGCAGGCGGGGCAGGGGCACTGACCGGCATTCTCGGCGGTGTCGGGGCCGCAGGGGCAGGGTTCGGCATCGGCGCCCTGATGCAGAAGTTTTTCGACCGGGGCGTGAAGGCCGCCAGTGCCGGCGGGTTGGGCGGCGCCGCCACGGGCGCGTTGATCGGGTCGATCGTGCCCGGCATCGGGACCGCCATCGGCGCCGCGATCGGCGGATTGGCTGGGGTCATCGGCGGGATCGTCAACTTCGGTCCCTCGAAAAAGGAACGCGAGGCGCGGGCGGGCGTCAAGACCTTCCAGCAGGACACCTTCGCCAATCTCTCCGACGCGCAGCGCACCGAGGCGCAGGGCGCGGGCTGGGTGGACCCGACTGCCGCAGGCACGTTGATCGCCGTGCGGGACGCCTATCTCGAGATGGGCAAGTCCGCACAGGACGCCGAGCGCGACGTGAAGGCGATCTGGGACGCGGAGAAGGAAGGTCCGGAGGCGACCGCTGCGGCGATGCAGCCGGTCCTCGCGGCGCTCGAGGAATACAAAAAGAAACACGGCGAAGCTGCCGCCGCGACCACCGCCGCCGTCGATGCGCAAAAAGCCAAGTTCACCGAACTGAAGGAACACATCCAGACCCAGATGGCGGATCTGGACAAGGAACTCGCCGACATCAACCGGTCCGAGGCGCCCGAAGCGCACATGGGCAGCGTGGAGAAAAAGGCCCGCGCCCGCATCGCGCAGCAGCAGGAAGACCTGAAGCGGCAACTGGCGGAGGCGGAGAAGGCGAGCCAGGCGGCGATCGACGCCATCACGAAAGCCGCCGCCGAGGGCGGCGTGCAGATCGGGATCGGGTTCGCCGATGGCGCGAAGATGGGCTTCGAGGAAGTGAAGACGACCGGCGCCGACGCCGCCGCGCAGGTGCTTGAGGGCTGGAAGCAGGCTGGCACGGATGGCGCCGACTGGACGGAGCACGCTTATACCAACTGCTGGTGGCGCGTTGGCGAAGGCGGGCTGAAGGTCTCGGATCTCGTGAAGGACGATCTGGCTGGGATTCCGGATGTGGCGGCAGACGCGGCGCGCGGCATCGGCGGCGCGTTCGACAATATCCAGATCGATCCGATTCTGGTGCCCTTCGAGTTTGACGAGAGCAAACTGCACGACGGCATTCCGGGGAATGCCAGGATGCCGAACGTCGAGGGGCACGCCAAAGGCGGGCTCTTCCGGACGGAACATTGGGCGCCGATTGCCGAGGGCGGGCAAGCGGAGATCATCGGAAATCAGGGGTTCATGACCAAGGCGATCGCGGGTGCGCTGCAGTCGCTGGGCGTGCAGTTGGGCGGCAGCAATACGGTCAACCTCTCGATTCAGGCGATGGACGGCGAGAGTGTCCTGCGCGTGGTCAACTCGGAGCCATTCGGCAAAGCGCTGTCGCGCCGGTTGCCGTTCCTGTTCACCGATAACATCGAGGGCGTCCTGACGAACAGCCAGCGGTCTCTCGGGATCAAACCCTGATGGCGATGCCCTTCTGTCGCCCGGATCGGATTCTCGCGCCGACGTGGACGCTCGCGAGCGGCACGGAAGTCGGCGGCGATTACGTGCTGGCCGCCCTCACG